CCCACATTGGAAGACATGGGGGCAAGCAAATCGTGTAAAGTTAGGTGCCTGGCTACTTGATTGTATTATGCAAGTCAGTGGTTGGTTTACTAAGATGACCATACGTGAAGGCCGTAAGACATCAACTTATGTTGTCCCTACGCCTGAGTTTATGGACATCAAGGATGAGGTAATGGCTAATGCAGCGTTGTTTTCGCCGTTAGCTTGGCCAATGCTAATCCCACCTAATGATTGGTCACAATCATCGAGTGGTGGTTATATCTTAAATGATGTCATGCGTGGGCACAGAATGGTTCGGCGCAGCAATCATGCCCCTATACAGGATGAACGTCCCTACCAATTCTTGAACCAAATACAAAAGGTGGCCTACCGCCTCAACCCCTTTACTGTAGGGGTAGCTGAGGAGTTATTTGAGAAGAGAATACAGGTAGGTAAGTTCATCCCTATTGTTGAAGTACCACTACCTAATAAACCACCAGACATTGAGGACAATGCTGAATCAAGGAAGAACTATCGCCGTATGGCGGCAGAGGTACACAACAAGAATGCTCATGCATTTAAAGCATCATGCCGTACACGTATGACAATGCAAACAGTAGAACGCTTTAAGAATAGAGAGCGCTTCTATTGTCCATGGTCATTTGATTACCGTGGTAGAGCATATCCTATACCTGCATTCCTAACTCCACAAGATACTGATTTCGGTAAGTCGTTAATTAAATTTGCTGAGGGTAGTTATTTGACTCCTGAGGGAGAAGAATGGTTAGCCTTTCAAGTTGCTACAACTTACGGATTAGATAAGGCTCCAATGAAGGAGCGTCTAGAGTGGGTTAAGAACAATCAAGGACTCATATCAAATGTAGCCTTAGATCCTATTGGTAACCTTAGCGAATGGGAGGCAGCTGATGAGCCGTGGCAGTTTCTTGCAGCTTGTGATGAATACTATCATTGTGTTATCACCGGTACAAGAGCCTTCACCTCTTTGTGTGTTGCTACTGATGCCACCTGCAGTGGGTTACAGATACTCGCTGGTCTTGCCCGTGATGCCTCTACGGCACGCCTTGTGAATGTCTTACCTAGTGACACCCCACAGGATGCGTACAAGGTGGTTGCAGAGCTTGCTAGGCCCAACTGTCCACCACATCTCCAAGAGCATATAGATCGTAAGGTAACTAAAAGGGTAGTAATGACTGTCCCTTACAACGCTAAACCTTTCTCCAATAGGGGTTACGTTCGAGAAGCCTTAAAAGAGAAGGGAGTAGAGGTTACCAAAGAGGATCTTACTGTTATCGTGAAAGCGATTAGAGATGCTTTGGAGTCTGTAGTCCCTGGTCCTATGCAAGTTATGCGTTGGATTGAGACAGAAGTAGCTGGGGTAATCAAATCAGGTGCAGTCACACTCACATGGGTGACACCATCTGGTTTCCCTGTTACACAGAAACTCATGAAGCCTCAAGTAGAGAAGCTACAACTTCAACTACTTGGTAAGTTACAGCATGTCTCAGTAAGGACTGGTGACTCAACCGAGGTTGACCTTAACCACCACAAGAATGCAACTAGCCCTAACCTTATCCACAGTCTAGATGCTAGTCTACTACACATTGCAGCATTGAGGTTTAATGCACCACTCGCACTGATCCATGATTCAGTATTGTGTCGCGCAACGGACATGTCTATTCTCTCCACTATTGTGAGAGAAACATACATGCACCTCTTTGCAGACCATGACTACCTGAAGGACTTTGCCTCTCAAATAGGGGCAGAGTCTGAACCACCGATCATTGGAGACCTTGAACCGGAATCCGTGATTGAATCCACCTACTTTTTCTGTTAATGGCACAACCTATTCACGTTACCCAACAGCCTGTTGTCCTTGAAGGTTATCAGGCTGTACTGAAGCCCAGCAAGTTTGGGTATTCACTGTCTGCTATCATTGATCAAGCTCTTGTTGAGAGGCTGGAGGAAGATCGTGTTGAATCCCTTAAGTGGGCTGAATCTAAACTGAAGAACCCGAAGCGTTCCACCCTTAAGCCTGAACCTTGGGAGGAGGTGTCTGATGGAAAGTACAAAATCAAGTTCAGTTGGAATGAGGAGACTCGCCCACCTGTCGTTGACACAGAAGGGACTCCTATTACTAATACCAACACGCCTCTCTACAGCGGATCTACGGTCAAGCTTGCCTTCCGTCAGAAGCCGTACATCCTCCGTGATGGTGTCACCTATGGAACGAGCCTTAAGATCGTCGGTATCCAAGTCGTTACGGTTGGTGGAGCTGCAGGTGTTGTTGGGGGCGATCTTGATGAAACTGAAGTGGCGGCTCTCTTTGGTCAAACAAAGGGCTATAAGGCTTCTGAAGCGGTAGCTGAGCCTGAACCTGAAGTAGAGGATGATGATTTCTAATGCCTAAGTACCGTTCAGGTCTTGAAGAGAGGGTCGCTGACCTTCTCTCAAGCTTGAAGGTAGAATTCGAGTACGAGTCAACCAAGGTTCCTTACGTTCTTCAATGCAACTACACACCCGACTTTCTTTTACCGAATGGTGTCTTTCTCGAAACAAAGGGACGCCTGACGGAGGAAGACCGAAGGAAGATGATAGCAGTAAAGAAGATGAATCCCGACTTAGATATTCGATTCGTCTTTCAAGCACCTTATAACAAGATCTACAAAGGATCTAAGACCACCTATGCGAAGTGGTGTGAGAAACACGGCTTCCAATATTGTTCCTTTCACTCCATCCCAATCGAATGGCTAACGTAGAGTACGGTACACCTGAGTACTACGCAGAAGGCTTCAGTGATTACCTGGCTGATATTGATGCTGACCGACCTGATACTGTAGATAACCTTGTTGAAGGTTTCTATCGAGCACTTGATTCTTGGTTTGACTATCACGATGCACAAGCACGAGCATACGCAGCAATGCGAAAGCGAATTCGTGAGGCACTTACCGTGTGATAATTGTGGCAGTAGTGATGCCAATAGTCTTTATACTGATGGGCATACCTACTGCTTTTCTTGTAACACATACGCTAACACCGAAGAAAGTGTTCACACTCATAAAATGTCCACCAATGTCCAAATACAAGGATCAGCCGAACGGCTGCACAAACGAAACATCTCAGAAAAGGTTTGCCAACAATACCGAATCTACAAAGACGGGAATGTCCTACGCTTCCATTATTTCACAAGCTCTGGAATACTTTGCGGATGCAAGGTAAAGACGAAAACCAAGGACTTCCACTATGAAGGAGAGCAAACAGATGGTCTCTATGGGCAACATTTGTTTCCCGCCACTGGAAAACGAGTCGTCATTACAGAAGGGGAACTCGATGCGGCTTCATGTAGTGAGGCTATGCCGGGGTGGCCGATGGTATCTCTACCTAGCGGTGCCGCAGCGGCCAGGAAGTCGATTCAACGGGCTATCCCCTGGCTCCAGGGTTATGAAGAGATTGTCTTGTTCTTCGACAATGACGATGCAGGCCGTAAGGCAGCGAAGGAAGCGGCAGGGGTCCTACCACCTGGCAAGACAAAGATCGCAAGACTTGAGGAATACAAGGATGCGTCAGACGCACTTCAAGCAAATGACTCTGAGGCGATTCGTCGAGCTATTTGGGACGCAAAACCTTACCGTCCAGATGGCATCGTCGACGGGAAGTCTCTGCTCGATCTAGTCACAACTCCCACCCTTACCGCTGATCATGACTATCCATTTCAAGGAATCCAAAGCAAACTACACGGGATTAGGTACGGAGAGCTTGTTACGATTACTGCAGGGTCTGGCATCGGAAAGTCCAGCTTCTGTCGTGAACTCGCAACTCACCTGTTACGTAAAGGCGAACGGGTCGGTTACTTGGCTCTTGAGGAATCCAACCGTCGTACAGCTCTTGGACTGATGTCCGCTGCTGTTGGTAAGTCACTACACATTGGAGAACATGACCGGGCTACTCTCACCCAAGCATATCAAGACACTCTTGCTAACTGGAATCTTTTTCTTTTCGACGGCTTTGGGTCTTTTGATCCTGATCTCATCTACAACCGAATTGAGTACCTGGCAACGGGTCTTGATACAAGGGTAATCTTCCTTGATCACCTCTCTATTCTGTTGAGTGGCCTTGATGGTGATGAGCGTCGAATGATTGATACCACCATGACTAAGTTGCGCTCATTGGTTGAGCGTACTGGTGTTGCCATGTTCCTTGTCTCACACCTTCGGAGAACATCTAGTGACCAAAACCATGAAGAGGGTGCCCGCGTCACTCTGGGACAGCTGCGAGGATCTGCAGCAATTGCACAGTTGTCTGACGGAGTTATGGCACTTGAACGAAACCAGCAGAGCACATCTGGAGGAAGTGATACGACTGTGCGAGTCCTCAAGAATCGCTATTCAGGCGAGGTTGGCGTCGCATGTCGGCTGAGCTATGATCTGAACACCTGTAAATTCAAAGAGACTGAATCTGATGACGACTTCGACCCAAGCACCGACTTCTAAGCACAATACTTCGCCTCGTGTTGTCGTATATCCAGGTACTATTCCTGCCATCGGACCCAAACCGCCCACCCCTGAAGCAGTAGCACGAGCACAGTTTGTTGATAAAACCTATGTCTGGAAAGGCGCTGCTCCAAAGGCTCAACCTTCTTGAGTTGATGATCTTCATCACAAACCTCTTTATTGTTGCTGGAGTAATACGTCACTGGAATGACGCTTATCTTTGACTTAGAAACAAACGGTCTGCTACATGATGTTACCTGCATCCACTGTCTTGGTATCTACGATACAGAGATTGATCAAACCCTTGTCTACAATGATGAAGGGACTGCGGAGCCAATTGTTCGGGGAATACAGAGGCTCGAAGATGCTGATTGTATTGTGGGTCATAACATTATCAATTACGACCTACCTGTTATCAGTAAGCTTTACCCTTGGTTCTCTCCTTCTGGCTTACGTCTCGATACTCTTGTCCTTAGCCGTATTTGTCACGCTGACATCCTAAAGACAGATCAGAAGCGTAAGTGGAGGAATATGCCACCGCAGCTCTATGGTCGCCACTCACTTGAAGCTTATGGCTACAGGTTGGGTGAATACAAAGGTGAGTTCGGTAAAGACACCGACTGGAAAGAGTGGAGTCAAGAGATGCAAGATTATATGGTACAAGACGTTGTTGTTACGACTAAACTTTGGAAGCACTTTCAACCATTCCTAAATGGATCACGTTAGAGCATCGTGTCGCAGAAATCCTCACTGAACAAGAATTGCATGGATGGTTTTTTGATGAGCCTGCTGCACGGCAACTTGCACAAACTCTCTACGCCGAGCTTGATAGCCTTAATCAGTTACTACGGAAGCGGTACCCTTACGTGGAGGGACCGGAGTTTACTCCTAAACGACCTAATCGAACCCAAGGCTACGTCACCGGAGCTACTTTCACTAGACTAAAAGAGTTCAGCCCAACTAGCCGTGACCACATTGCATGGGTAATGCAAAAGCACCACGGCTGGAAACCCGATAAGGTAACTGCAAGTGGCAAGGCTGCCATTGATGAAGTTGTCCTCAAGGATATTGGTACAGAAGAAGCATTGCAATTCTTCCGATGCCTTGAACTAACAAAACAGCTCGGCATGTTATCTGAAGGTGTTAACGCCTGGCTAAAGCTTGTCCGTGATCACCGTATCCATCACCATTGTTCAGTAGCTACGAACACATTTAGATGTGCTCATCGTAAGCCAAACCTTGCACAGGTACCAAGTGATCTTGAATTTAGAAAACTATTTTGTGCCAGCCCTGGCTATGTCATGGTTGGTGCTGATCTCGCAGGCATTGAACTACGAATGCTCGCACACTACCTTGCTCGCTATGATGGAGGCAGGTACGGAGATGTACTTCTCAACGGTGACATTCACCAAGAGAATGCAGACAAGATTGGAATCTCTCGTCGTCTCGTAAAGACTGTAACCTATGCCTTTTTGTACGGAGCCGGTGACCACAAGATCGGATTATCTTATGATGCACAACTATCGCCGCAAGCCGCTAAAAAGAAAGGGGCTGAGATACGTCAAGCTTACATGGATGCAATTCCTGGACTTGAGAAGCTGGTTACTGCGGTTAAGTCCAAGGCGGAATCTGGTTACATCAATTTGTGTGACGGCCGCCGCTGCGCTGTTGATGGTAGCCACAAAGCCCTTAACTACCTACTCCAAGGGAGTGCGGGTATTGTTGCTAAGCGATGGATGATTCACACTCACAACACAATCAAAACATGTGAGATTAAAGCTCATCAGTTAGCCTTTGTGCATGATGAGCTGCAGTTTGAATGTCCACCTGATTATTCCGATACACTTTCTTCAGCACTAACGTTGTCTGCCCTGATGGCTGGAGAAACCTATAACCTGAGAGTTCCTATCGAAGCTGAAGCTAAGGTAGGTATGACGTGGGCAGATGTACACTAACCACCATGACTGATTACAAACAACTGTGCGCCGAGTTGTTGGAAGGTTACGAGATCTTGCTTGGAGATCTTAAACTCGACAACCGTTTAGCGAAAAACGCCCGCGCCGCCCTGGCCGAGCCCGAGCCGCCGTCAATCAAAGAGCAGGCGTTAGAGGCGCTTGAAAAATGGGCTGAAGATGAGTATGGCCCTGGAGCTGTGTTTCACAAAGGGCTAGAGGTTGGCCTCATCCGCCGCGCTCTTGAATCCCTGCCCGATTAGTCCGATCATCTAAACTATCCACCAAACATATGGCTGTAAAATCTAAAACCGCACTGGGACGTGTTGAATTTCAGTCCCGTGCAAAGTACAAACACACCCGTCAAGGTAATGGCACTCGCTCCCTTCCTTCGCATGGGCGTAAGCTCAAGCGGGGGCAAGGCAAATGAGTCTACTAATTGACGCTGATTACCTTGTCTATAAATGCTGCGCCGCTACCGAAACCGAAATTGACTTCGGAGAAGATCTTATCGTCGTTACCTCCAAGTTCTCAGAAGCTTATGAGTACGTCGAACGAGAACTCTATAACATCGCTACTGACCTTGGATGTTTTGATGACTCTATTCTGTTCTTTTCTGATAGTGTCAACTTTCGTAAATCTATTGACCCAAACTATAAAGGACATCGCAATCGAAAGAAACCGTGCGGCTACAAAAGGGTCATCAACAAACTCAAGGAAGACTATCACGTGGTAATCATGCCTACTCTTGAGGCTGATGATGCTCTTGGTATCTACGCTACGAAAGAGGAAGGTCACATCATCTGCAGTCCTGATAAAGATATGCGGCAGATTCCTGGTGAGTTATACGACTTCACCCAGGAAGTGAGTACAATCACCCCAGAAGAGGGTTACCGTTGGCATCTTATTCAAACTATGGCTGGTGATCAAACTGATGGCTACGCAGGTATCCCGGGTATTGGAGTAAAACGAGCTGCTGCACTTCTAGATGAACATGGCGATAACTGGAAGACTGTCGTAGATGCTTTCATGGAGAAGGGTCTCGATGAGTCAGTTGCATTACAGAATGCACGACTAGCAAAGATCCTTCAATGTGAAGACTATGATTTCACCAATCAAGAACCAAGATTTTGGTCTCCCAGCTCCGATTGTCGAACTGACGATGGAGCAGCAATTCAAGATGAAACAGATTGAGGATGCACTACGTCATCCCGAATCTAAAAAGGAAGACATCATCACAATCTTCCTAGCACTACAGCGTCAATGCTTTGTGCTTAGCAATTCAATGTCCAACCTCGTTAAGAAATGGCCAACTCCAACCTCCAAGGTCCAAGCTACTACAAGCGAGGATCCATCCAAGTCTGGGACTTCATCCGAGATCAAGGACTGAACTTCCATCTTGGAAATGCCATCAAATATATCTGCCGTGCTGGTTATAAAGACAGCAAGGTAGAAGATCTCACTAAAGCCATCCACTATCTACAAAATGAACTTGAAAGCGAAATCCTTTCTCAGCGTCCAAGCAAGGGAATTCCGGAAAAGTTTCCAGGTCAGGAACAGTACGAGTCCAGCTTCACGGACTATGCAACGGAGTTTGATCGTTGAAGAATTCAAAGAGTTTCTTGATGCAGAGAACCAACTCATCATGGGTCTCCGTGTTAATGCTACGGAGTGCTTGAAGGAACTTGCTGACCTTGTGTACGTCTGCTACCAATATGCAGAGAACTTGGGTTGGGATCTTGATGAAGCTCTCAACCGTGTCCATCAAAGCAACATGAGTAAGCTTGGCGAGGATGGACAACCTATCCGCCGCGAAGACGGCAAGGTTCTAAAAGGACCGAACTATAAAGAACCCACACTTACTGATCTCGTTTAATAATGTCTAACTCCACCAAAGAACTGATTGCCCGTACTGGGCGTGTGCAGTCCTGGATTGATGATCCCACCAGCCGTCTCCCTGTCTCTTGCACCGTGTTCGTGGTGGAAGATACAATGGAAGGTCCCAATGGAATCGAAGCATCCTGGCGTTTTGTTTCCCACGCTCTCCGCTACGGAGCTGGCGTGGCTGTCCATCTATCCAAGCTCCGACCGAAAGGCGCTGAAAATGGCAAGGGACTTGTGGCTAGCGGCCCAGTATCCTTTGCAAAGATCTACTCCACCCTCAATGAAATCCTGAGGCGTGGTGGTATTTACAAGAATGGAGCAGTTGTATGTCATCTTGATCTTAACCATCCTGATGTGCTTGACTTTATCACTGCTAGTCGTAGTGAGCTGCCTTGGGTTAAGCGTTGTGTCAACATTAACCAACACTGGTGGGAAGAGTGTCCCGACAATATCCGAGCAGCACTCCTTGAAGGAATCAAGAAGGGCGACATCTGGCTCAACAAAACAAAGGTAGACAAAAATGGAAATCGAATCCGGGGTAACGTATGCTTGGAGGTATACCTGCCCTCACGCGGAACATGTCTATTGCAACATGTCAACCTCGGCGGATGTGAGCTCGATGACCTTCACCGTGCATTTGTCAACGGAATGTCCGAGCTGTGCGCCCTTCACGGAAAAACAAATGTTGGAGAAAGCGGAGAGTACCTCCCTTCAGAGACTGATCGCCAAGTCGGTCTCGGACTCCTTGGGTTGGCAAACATGCTTAAGCGGCATGGTGTAACCTATAAGCAGTTCGGTAAAGCCCTTGAATTGGTAAATAATGGGCTTGATTACGAATGCACGCCTGCTACTATTCTTGCTGAAGAGATTGCCGCTGGTATCCAAGCTGCTGCTCAGGTAGCACGATTCAATAAGATGGATCGAGCCTTTGCTATTGCCCCTACTGCCTCGTGCAGCTACCGCTATACTGATCTCGATGGTTATACAACCTGTCCCGAGATCGCACCTCCCATCGCCCGTCAAGTGGACCGTGATAGCGGCACCTTTGGCGTCCAGAGCTTCGACTATGGTCCTGTTGAGATCGCGTCTGAAGTTGGCTGGGATGATTATAAAGCAGTGTGTGATGGTATTGTCACCCTGCTAGATAAGACTGGACTGTTGCATGGTTATTCCTTCAATAGTTGGTCAGATGTGGTTACCTATGATGAGCAAT